TGGTGCCAGCGGAGCAGCCGGTACTGCACTCACGCTCCCCGTGACGGGCATAGTCATTACGGGCGGCACTGGCGGCGGTTCTCTCCCCGCCTCAAACAACAACAACGGTTACGCTGGCGGCGCGATCACGGCAGCCGGCCTTATGGGCGGCGCTGCTGGTGGGATCGCTGGCACGTCTGCGCCTACAGCCGGTGGCCCCGGTACGACCGGACGGCAACCAGTCCCGAAACTCAACTACTTCTTCGGCGGCACGGGCGGTGGCAGTTCCGGGATCTCGGCTGCTCCTGCCGGCGCTGCTGGTGGACGCGGCGGAGACGGAGCCTACGGCTGCGGTGGCGGTGGAGGCGGCGGCGGATTCACCGGGCAGACGGCGGCTCCCGGCGGCAAGGGTGGTGACGGCATCGTGGTGATCGTCTCGTGGTGAAGCGATGCTAGGCCGGCATCCGCTCTCCGGGGCGCCGCTCAGCGCGGAAGTCACGGCGGCCACGTCAGATGTATCGGTCGGGTTGACTGGCGTTGCCGGCACCAGCGGGATCGGCGCCACGCTCGTCGCTGCGGCGCTGGCGATCTCGGGTCTGTTCGGGACGGCGGCAGTAGGCAGCACTGGAGCCGGAATCAGCGTTGCGCTGAGCGGGGACATGACCGCGACCGTCGAGTGCCTCGTCGTCGGCGGCGGTGGCGGTGGCGGTGGTCGCCACGGCGGCGGCGGTTCTGGTGGCGGGCTCGTCTACGACACGGACCACGCGGTCGCCGTAGGCACCTATCCGGTTACGGTCGGCGACGGCGGGCCGTGGCAGGAGAACAACCCGAGCGAGCAGACGGTCGGGGCCAACGGCGAAGCGTCCACCTTTGACAGCATCACGGCGCTCGGCGGAGGCGGAGGCGGCTCTTTTACGGCGCCCGTCCCGACCGGCGGCGGTTCTGGCGGAGGCGGCGGTGGCCTAGCCAATACGACGCACGGGCTCGCCAATCAGACGGACTCTGGTGGCGGCACCGGCTACGGCTTCAATGGCGGCGACGGTGACGCTTCCGGCGCCGGTGGTGGTGGCGGCGGCGGAGCGGATGAAGTAGGAGCGAACGCCCCAAGCCTGAATACCGGCGGCGACGGCGGCGACGGGAAAGCCTATTCGATCACGGGAGCCTCGCTCTACTACGCCGGCGGTGGCGGCGGCGGCTCGCAGACCGCCACAACGACTCAGGGCGGACTTGGCGGTGGTGGCAACGGCGGACCGTCCGGCGCGGCCGGCAGCAACGGAACGGCGAATACTGGCGGTGGCGGCGGCGGCTCGCGCTCCATCGCAGGGACAGAACACGGCGGGAACGCCGGCTCCGGCATCGTCATCATCCGGTATTTGTCCCCGAGTGGGGACACGAGGATTGTCGCATCCGGCGGGGATGTCACAACAGACGGCGACTACAAGATCCATACGTTCACTTCTGACGGGGATTTCGTTGTCAGTGCCGCTCCTGGCGTTGCGACAGGTGCTGTCGGCACCGTCTCCAGAGGAGAGACCAGCGTCGCCATCTCGGGCGCCGCCGGGACGGGTTCACCCGGCGCGGTTGGTCCCGAGACGAGCACGGCCATCGCGGGGGACGCCGCGACCGGGGCAGCCGGCTCGGTCACGCCATCGGTCAGCTACGGCGCGACCCTGACGGGCGTGGAGGCCACAGGAGCGCTTGGAAGCGTCGTCCCGAGCCTCAACCCTACCCTGTCTGGTCTCGCCGCCACGGGCAACGTCGGGGCCGTCACGCCTAGCACGGCGGTAGCGCTCACGGGGGTCGCGGCCACTGGCGCCGTCGGCAGCCCGCACGTCGTCATCGTCCTCGGCGAGGAGGGTGGCCTCGAAGACGGCGGCGTCTCGGGCCACGCCCACGCCGGGACGGTCAAAGCGGCCGCGAGCCTCACTCTCTCGGGGCAGGAAGCTGTCGGAGTAGTCGGCACCGTCATCGCCTCGGCGGAGTACGAAGCCGCGCTAACAGGCGAACAGGCGACAGGCTCGGTCGGGAACCTTGCTACGGCAACGAGTCGAGCCCTGACCGGCGAGGGATCCGTCGGATCTTCTGGGGCGCTGACGCCGAGCCTTTCTTTGACCCTGAGCGGTATTGAGGCGACCGGAGCGGTCGGCAATGTAGAGCCGCAATCGAACGACATCACGCGCCCGATCACTGGTGTCGATGCAACAGGCGAAACAGGAAGCGTCACGGCTGCGGTAGAGGTCGCGCTCTCAGGTCTTGTCGCAACCGGTAACGTCGGGGATATTGCAGCCAGCCAGTCGCTGGCGCTGTCTGGCGTACAAGCCGCCGGCGCGGTTGGCGCGTTCCAAGTCGTCCATGTTCTGGGTGAGGAGGGCGGGCTAGAGGACGGCGGCGTTGAGGGGACAGGCCACGCCGGGAGTGTAACGTCAAGCAGAAGCATTACTCTCGCAGGCACAGAGGCGGTCGGCGCCGTCGGTAGCGTAGCGGCAGAATCGAACGACGTTACTCGCCCCATTGTTGGTCTCGGCGCCACGGGCGAGGCCGGGAGCATCGCGCGCTCCATCTCCGTGGCATGTTCGGGCGAAGTTGCAACCGGGCAGGTTGGCACGGTCACGCCGAGCGTCTCCTACGGCGCAGAGCTTTCGGGCGTTGCGGCTACGGGTGCCGTCGAATCGATATCAACAGAGCGGTCGGTCACGCTCGTCGGCAGAGAAGCGACCGGCTCGGTCGGCACAGTCCTTCCGGGACTTCAGATCGACGGCAACGAAGCTGTTGGGGGCGTTGGCGAGATCGTTTCGGAGCGAGTCTCTGCGCTATCTGGTGTCCAGGCGCAGGGCTTCCGCGGCCAGCTTTCGGCGATCGTCGGCCTCGGGCCAGAGACCGATCTGGCAAGGGCGACGTTCACACCGCGCCCGATCGGCGCCGCGTTCGGACACGCAGAGACCGCCGCGACGTTCAGCCCGGCCACGGTCGCCGGTACGTTCAGCCACCAAGAGATCGGCGCAGGCTTTTCTGACAGACCCATCGGAGGAGAATTCAAGTGAGAACACAGAACCTCAAGATGACGCACGGCGACGACGAGACGTTCGATGTCGTGGTGACGAACGAGAAGACGGGCGCAGCAATGCCGATCACGGGCTGCTCGTTCTGGTTTACGGCAAAGAGCGCGCTGACCGACGCCGACCCAGGCGTCTTCCAGCTCAAGTCCCCGAGCGACGGCGTCGCAATCGTTGACGAACCGTCTGGAACGCTGACGGTCACAGTCCCACGCGCCGCGACAGCCGGTCTCCCGTACGAACAAACGGTCCTCGAATACGACTTCCAGATGAAGGACGCCTCGGCGAACGTCAAAACCGTGACGAGGGGAACGCTGACGATCGACCCGGACGTAACGAGAGTGACGACGTGAGGATGCAGTGCCTGATGTCGTGACGTACCTCGGCCAGTTGACGGAGCGGGCGCGGGCTGCTACCGACGCGCTCAGGGATCTCGCCTCCGCTTCTGATGCCTCGCCGGCCACGCGTGAAGCGACGAGCGGGCCGACGACCGCCTACGGGATCTCCGACGGCACCGGCGGCGGACCACAGATTACCGGGAAACGGACACTCAACTTTTCCGCTGCAACGCTCGTCGCCGAAATCAACCGTCTGCGAGGGCCGAAATGAGCGGCTCCGCCCCCGGCATCCAGCAGAATATCTACCTCGACGGAATCGTTCTCGCCGTCCCGGCAGAGCGCGTCAAGGCGCGTCCCGCTCGCGCGGAGACGGCGGAGCGGTTGCTCAACTCCTATGCCGTGATCGACAGGCCCTTCGCCTTCGACGGTGCCCCTACCGTCATCACGAAATACTCGTTCGAGTTCGCGTTTCCGTCCATCGCCGAAGCCGATTACCGGAAGTTCACCGAGATCGAGTCACGCTCGGGCTTCTTGGATCTCTGCCTGTGGAAGCCGATCACCGAGACGTTCTCTGGCGACGGTCTTACAGAGACGTTCACGTTGCTCAGGCGCGAGGCGCTTTCTGAGATTGGCGCACCTTATCTTCCTGCGGACGCGGCGACGCTTTACGAAACGATCTGCACGGTCAGTGGCGTGGAAAAGACGATCACGCTTGGTACGCCGGACGCTGCTACCGGACGGACGCCGTTCACGCTTGCGGATCCCCCCGCCGCGCTGGAAGACAATGTTCGCGTTTTCTACGTCCCGCTGTTTCTGATCCGCATCCTCGACCCGGAGCGGGAGTTCTCGACGCCATTCATCGAGACGGCCACGATGCGCGGGGAGGAGGCGTAGCGTGCCTGTGACGTATGCGGCCGGCGAGGCGATAGCGCTCTTGCGGGCAGGAGGCATTGCTTCCGGTCTTGCTACCGCCACAAACGACGCGCCGGCTGGTGCGTTGGAAGGTGATGCCACGGTTGATCGGCACGCGATCAGGGCGTTCCTCTCTCGTGTGCGGCTGATGCGCCCGGAAGTTTACGTCGGCGATCTAACGACTCCACTCGCCGAATTGGTTGACTCGGTGGAAGTCACCGAGACGCTCGACGAGCTCGTCGTCGCGGCGAGCTTCACGGTTGCGAAGGCCGAGGCGTCGCCGTTCCATTCAGATTCGATTCTTGTCGGGAATCGGCCATGTCGTATTGAGTTGTGGATCGGCCCGCCCGGCGGCGTTGGCGCCGTTAACTTTACCAGCGTGGGATCTATCGGGATGGCTGGTCCCGCTGCGACCGCCTTCGATGATGGCGTTGCGCACGATGCCGTGATCGGTCCTGGCGGCCTCGCGAAGTATGCGCTGTTCGAGGGCTTCACCGACCCGATGCAGGACTCTGCCGCCTATCGCACGCGCGCCCAGGTGCAGGCGATCTCGACGTCGTCGCTGTGGGCGGACATCGTCGGCTGTGTTCGTCTCAACGCCTTCTCCGGTCTGACGCGGGCGCAGGTCGTGCAGGCGATGGCGACCTCAGCCGGGATCACGGTCGGCGGCCTAGACTCGCTCGGCAGCGCAAAGGTCTACAAACCCGTCGATGAGATGGGGGGGTCGACGCTTGACCTGATCCGTCGCTACGGGGAGATCGAAGGCTGGCGCGCTCGGCTCTCGCGCGACGGCGCCGGGATCGAGGTGCTCTCCGAAGATCAGCTTCTATCGGGCTCGCCCGTCTACGAGTTCGACGAATCGAATACATTCAATGTCGGCGTCTCGACGCCATCGCGGCCAGTCACCGACTGGATCGTTTCCGGCGCACGGATCTCCATGCCGACGGCCGGGACGAAGCCGGAGGACGAAGGGCCAGTCACGAAGACGACCGTCACCGAAGGGCTCGACTCATCCGGGCTGCCGACGCGGATGGTGGAAACGGTCGAGTCGTGGGGCGGAGCTGAGCGCATCCGCACATCCGAGACATGGCGGACCGCCGTCGTAGATGGTTCCGGCGCGGGGTTCCCTGGGCCTGCTGGCTTCTTTATGACGGACCGGCTGACCATCGTGACCGAATGGGCCGACTTCTACTGGTACGACGACCCTGTAGCACAGCGCGGTCTGCACACGCGACCCGCGGCACAGATGAACAAGCGCACCACGACCACTGAGACGATGACGGGTATCCCGGCCTCATCGGACTTCTCCACAACCTACGTCTGGGGCGGCGGGCGATGGCTCGCGGACCACGCCGCGTTGACGCTGATCGAGCGTGTCACTGAGACGTTCAATTGGCTGATAGATGAATGTCGGCTCGTCTCGTCGTTGAGCGTGGCGGAACGGCTCTTCTCTCAGCGCGTGGACCCGTTGGACGTTACGTCGTATTCGTATGACGACGGCAGCGAACGCGCGACCGACTTCTATCTGATGATGGAAGTCGAACGTACCGGCGTCATCTGGACGGAGTTGTCGGAGGCGGGATCGGCACCGAAAACGACGATGCAGGAATACATCTCGTCGTGGATCGAAGCCGATTCGCCGACGCATCCAGGGACACCAATCGACGTTTTCCGCGAGACCGGTATCAAGACGATCACGTGGCAGGGCAACCTCGCGGACACGAACCACACGAAGACGACGACCGTCATACAGTTGGGGATGATGAACTCTACCGAAATCATCTTCGTCAACGATGCCACTCCGGGTGCTCCGCGCGGCAGCACGGCAGATCCGGTGCTTCAGCAGGAAGTGATGATGAAGATTTTCAGGGCGTCTGCGGCGGCCGGGTACATCGCCCGCGAGGGTTCGCCCTCCGCCATAGACTTCGCTGAGTCGATCGAGGAACTAGAAACGTGGGCTCGGCGGCGGCTCAGGCGCGACCACGCGCGGACGGTGACGATCTCGCATCGCATGGTGCCGTATCTGAGAGTCGGTGATTTCGTCAGGGTGACGTGCCGCCCGAAGCAGATCGTCGCCGTCGATGGCTACGTGTCGGAGATCCGGCGGACGCTCGACGTGCTCAACGGTGGCGCGCGACAAACGACGACGATGAAGGTGCCTCCGTCATGGGTCTGAGTGCAGGGCCGACCGGCTCCAGGTACGTGCCGCCGCCACCGGCCGCGACCGGGCCACGCGACATCGCGGCAGCGATTGCAGCACTCGTAGAGGATCGCGTTGCGCGCGATGAAGAGATCAGAACGGCGGTGCAGCGGACGGGCTGCGACGGCCTCCCGCTCATCAACCGTCTCGACGGGACGGACTGCGCGCCCATCGGCGGGCAGATCGTTCTCGTTCACGGGAACACGCTGTTGACGAAGAACGTCTCGCGGTCGATGGCGGGTGCTGGCGGGAGCGCTTCGGTCATTTCAGAGACGATTATCGGCGTGTGCGACCGAGAGGCCGCCGACATCGAGGCGCTTCTTCGCTTCGGCGACAACAAGGGCAACGTATGGGACGGGCGTGGACGCTGGCTGTCGAAGGGGCATGAGCCGCGAGTACTCCCGGGCTTCCCGCGCTGGTACATCACCCATCCCGAGGGCGGCACTAACCTCTATCTCGATATTGGAGTCGCGGTACTCAATACAGAGCCGCGCTGGAACATGGACTACCCCGCCGGCGAGCATTGGGGCGGCGGCGCCGTTGGAGCCAACACCGAGTCTCTCTGCTTCGGCGGGCCGAACTCCGATCTCGTCCTCACGTGTGAAGTGGAGAACTTCGACGGTGTGAGCTATGGCGGCTCCACGTCGCTCTGCGTCCGGAAGCTGTCCACGTTAGAACTCCTCGGCAAGACGGACATGCAGTACCACGAGAGCTCGTTCAATTGGACGTATGGCCCGCCGTCCTTTGCCGTCTCGGCGACGCCCGATGGCGCGTGGTGGGTCCACCTCTACGGTGGCGAGTCGATGGAGGTCGGGCACCCGGTGCCGTGGCCGAACTGGGAGTATGCGACAGAGCTGGGTGGCGCGCCACGTGTGCCAGGATCGCAGAGCCCGCGCATCCAGCGCGTCACCATCGACCGTTCGGACATGAAGCCGAGCATCGTCGAGACGCGGCAAGTACAGGCCCATGCCGACATGGAGCCGTGGGACGACGGCGTGTTCCTGCTCGCCTTCCTCGCTGACGAAGGAGATTGACCGATGGGCGCAACAATCCTTCTTGAAGATGACGCGACGCCAGCGACAGGGCTCACGTTCAGCGCGGCAGCTGGCAATACTTCCGCCGCGCAAATCTTTCATGTCTGGTTCAACAAGGGAACGCCGGGCGGTTCGGCAGCGGCAGTCCGAGTCAGCGCAGAAATCGAAGCCTCCCCTGGAACGTGGGTCGTCTCCGGCGTCCCGGCACTCGACGAGCACTGGTTCGAGGCTCGCATCAACGGCGCGAGCGGCCAGGCCGTGGTTGCCGGATGGGTCGCGTCCGTCACAGATTGGTTCCGCCTCGGCTCCGGGACGTTTCTCCCGGTGCCGGACATACCCGGCAACGGCGCCCGCTTTCTAGAAGTCAGGCTTCACCCGCCACTCAAGGACGGCGTGGCGACCGAGACTGTCTCGTTCCGGCTCGTCCTCTCCTACGCGGACAACACCTTCGGCGTCTCCTCGGGAATCTCCGATCAGGGCGGCGGCATCCTGACCGGGCTCGGCGACCGGACGATCCGGGAGTTCGTCGAGGCGCCGCTGGTCACGGCGACCGGCTCTCCGAACGATCAGGTCCATGTTTCCCGATGCTGGTACGTCTATGACGGCCTGCCGTACCGACGGAGCGCCGTTACGGATCTGACGCTCAACCAGAACGATTCCGCGGCTGCGGCACTGACGGCGGGACAGGCGTACATGGCAGTAATCTCTCAGCCTCCCGGGGACGGGGCGACGGGCGTTGCAGCCGTCGCGACGAAGGGCGTGAAGGCAGCAACGGCCTCCGCCGTCGCTCCGTCCCTACCGACAGGGCACCTCCTCATCGCCATCGTCACCGTCTACTATGCGGCTGGCGGGACCTCGGTCATCCAGACCGAGAGCATCTCGACCTACGCCATAGGCTCACGTTATGCCACCTCTGGCGTCGGGCTCGCCGCGCTGACCATCGAACCGGGGCGCGCACTGCTCAAGGGAACGATGCTCCGCGACACTCTCAGGCAGACGTTCACGCCGGCGAGCTCGTCGACCCGGTTCTATTGGTTGACGACTTCCGGAACGGTCGTCGAGACGGGGACGGAGACGCCATCGACGAGCGGGGATCTCCCGCTCTGCAAGGTCGTGAAGACGTCGACGATCACATCGATCACGGATCTCCGCACGTTCCTCGAGCCGAACGCGGAGCCGATCCGGTTGGCTGTCGGCGGGAACGAAACGAGCGGGACGAACGTCGCCAGGGCGCGCGTTGCCCGCCCGTTCGTCATTGACCGCGTGGATGCAGCCGTCCGCGCGCCGTCGACCGGGGCGACTGGCTCGACGACGTTTGACGTGAACCTCGGTGGCGCGACGATCTTTGGGACGGCGCCAACGATCGCCGCGCAGGGATCCGCAGACGACGCGAGCTACCCCATCGTCACAGCCTCTCTCGGCGGCTGGCTCACGCTCGACGTGGACGCGATCACATCCGGCGGGACGCGCGCCGTAGATGTCGAAGTGATCGTATGGACGCATCCACTCGGGAGGGCTGCTTAAATGCCGGTCACCTCGCCGCGCCCGGTCTGGATTGACGAGTTCCCCGAGCTCGCGAAGGTATACGACTCGTGGATTGCGCGAGACGTTCTCCCGAAAGACGTCTTCGATGCGCTCGCCAAAGAACTCAAGGGCTCCGCGTTCTCGGCCGCCGGAACGATGACGGACGTGGTGCGCGAGCGGCTGCTGAATCTGCTCGGGAAGGCACTCGCGGAGGGGATGACGGTTGCCGAATGGCAAGCGGCGACAGAGGGAGTGTTCAAGAGCGACGCCTATGCTTCGCTCGTTTTCCGGACCAACGTCACGAATGCTTTCGACGGCGCGCGCTACGGCGACATGTTCGGCGGGGCTGGCGAGGATTACCCCGCGTGGCGGTTCAACGCCGTGATAGACGCGAGGAATGACGAGGACGACGAGTGCCCGGATCAGATCTGCCGGAAACTCGACGGAAAAGTATTCCTGAAAAGCGACGTGGCGGCGAGGCACCTGCTCCCGAAAGTTCATTGGCAGTGCTTCGTCGGGGAGACGCTTGTTCGTGCTCGTCCGCTCTGGATCTCACGCTTCCTCTATGCGGGGAAAGTTCTTCACATAACGACCCGGGGTGCTCGTCGTCTTACCGTCACCCCGAATCACCCCGTACTTACCCCCGAGGGCCTCGCCCCGGCGAACGCGCTGCGCCAGGGCGATTACGTATTGGCAGATCGTCTGGACGGGAGCGGGGCCGCGATGGCGACGTCGTACATCCCCGAACACGACAAGCCACTTCCGATCGAGAAGATGTTCCAGACGTTTCGGGGCAGCGGCTTTTCTCGCAGTGTCGCCGCTTCCGGCGAAGAGTTCCACGGCGACGCGCTCGGGCATCAAAGCGATATCGAGGTTGTAGCGCCCGACCTGGAACTGCTGACGGAGGCGGAATCCGGCTTCGCGGAGCTCCCGCGCGAGGTCATCTTCATACAGGCCGCGGCAGGTCAGATGTCGAGATCGCGTTCTGGCGCCGCGTCGTCTCTCCCCGGCAGATTGCTTTCGGCCACGACAGGCAGCCCAGGCGGCTCTGCATTGACGCTCCGTCTGCTGCCTGCTCATGCCAGCCCACTTCAAAAGCTCAGCCTGACTTCGGCCACGAATCGGTTCTCCGGCTTTCTGGAAAGCCTTCGTGAGCGGGAGACGCGAAACACCGCGCCGCTCAGCGAGCTGATTCATAGAGAGGCCGCCTCTGTAGAGCGCGATGAGATTGTCGAGATCTGCGAATTCGATTTTCTCGGACACGTCTATGACCTCCAAAGCAAGAGCGGCCTCTTGTCGGCCGGCGGGGTTCATTGTAGCAACTGTCGGTGTTATGTGTCGGAAGTTTCCGCTGACGAGGTTGGAAACGCGATCACCGCGAGCTCGACAGGGCTGACGGCGCAGGACGATTGGAACTTCGACAAGCTGAGCCTCGCTCCGAAGGCTCTCTCGGGAGGAAGGAAATGAGCTATTCAACCGCCATGAAACTCGCCGAGCGCATCGGCCCCAGGATTTTCCGGGACCTCACGGCGCAGAGCGGTGGCACTCCGGACGACACGATCGCAGAAGCGATGCTAGCGAAAGCCTCGACGGAGATCGACATCCGAATAGGGCACCGAATCAATCCGGCGGCCGTGCTCCTCCTGGCCGGTCTCGAAGAGCAGATCGCGTTCTGGTTTCTCTGGGTCTTCCGTGGCTTCGGTGAACAGGAAACCGCTGCCGCCGCAGCAAAGGTCGGCTATGACGCCGCGATCAAACTGCTCGAGTCGGGAGAGTTGAATCTCCCGCCCGAGACGGTGACGTCGACTACGACGACGATTTCCGGCGGTTGGTCGTCGAACACGCCCGTCTTCACGAAAGAGAACTTCCGGAGCTTCTAATGATCACGGTCGCGATGAGCTTGCCAACCGAAACCATGAAGCGGCTCAAAGACCCCGATCTTGAGCCAGTGCTGAAAGCCGTCGGTTACTACATCACGGCGAAGTGGATGCCTGAACTCTTCCGGTCAAGCGGTAAGGGAAGCTGGAAACCTGTGCTTCGTGGAGGGCAGCCGCTTCTCGATAAGGGAGTCCTCGTCCGTGGCTTCTTCCACGCCGTCACCGCCGACAAGAAAGCCGTCATCATCACGAACACCGGGAAGCCTCCGCAAGTCGTCGGCGCCTTGAATTACGGCGCAACTATCCGACCGAAGAAGGCGAAGTTCCTTCGCTTCAAGATCGGCGACCGTTGGGCGATGCGGAAACAGGTCACGATCCCGGCGCGGCCATTCTTCCGCTGGTGGCCGGAGATGAAACTTGACGCCATTTCAATCGCCAAGACGAAGATTGCGCAGACGCTCGGAGCGAAACCGTGACCGCGATCTCGACGCTCCGCGCGAACCTCATCGGCCTGATCGGGACGCTGCTCCCCGGCACCGAGATCCTTGAAACCCGTATGCCAGAGGCATGGTTCGCAGTCAACATCCGCGGCGGATCGGCCGTCGTCGTCTCCTACGCTGGCAAGCCGAAGCGAGAGCCCGGCCCGATCGGGAAGCGTGATCGTCAAGGCTACGTCTACCGCTTCACCATCGCGATCACTGGCGAGAATTGGGCGGCCCCTGCCGAGGCAACCTACGCGGCGGCTGACATGGCCGAGACGCTTTTCGGCTCGCCGTTCGCGCCGCCGAACACGCCGAACCTCCGGACCGAGACGATCGGCTCGATCGCAGGGGAGGCGCTCTATCTTCGGTTCGTCGATGAGGTGATGCAGATGGCCCCAAACTCAACACCAGAAGGCGGACGTTTCGCGATCGTCCAGACCTGGGAAACCAACGAGGCAAGGATGTGAGCGCCGAGATCGTGATCCGCGCCGACATCCGTACGTGTGACGACATGATCGACACGATCCAGAAGTGGCTCCCGACAGCCGAGCCCTTCGAACGCCAGAAGTTCTGGGCCTTCGTGCAGGGCTTCGCCGAATCCATTCCGAACAATGAAAGGGAGGAAGACCATGACCACAGCCTCGGGAGCTGACGCCCTCTTCGGCGTCCTGATCGACTCACCTTCGAGCCTCTACTCCATCGGGCATCCTGGCATCAATCAGCAGGCGATCACCAACCCGGCGTCGGCAGCGACTGCGGCTGCCGGAGCTGCCGGGGCGCTCACCGGCAAGTTCCATTGGCGCTACTCGTACGGCGACGAGGCCGGCGCGCTGACCTATCCGAGCCACGGCACCGACGCGGCGCTTACCGTCGCCGTGGGGACTCCCTCGCTCGACGACGCGACGTTCTCCGGGACGTTCACCCTCGGGGGCGCTGCGCCGATGTTCGAAGTCGAGATCGAAGCGGAAGGCACGCCGGACAAGTTCAGATGGCGGACCAACGACGGCGTGACCCTCGGCCTCTGGACTGAGGATGTCTCGATCACGGGCTCCGCGCAGCTGCTCGGCTACGGGATCTCCGTCACCTTCGGAGCGACGACGGGGCACACCGGAGCCGACTCATGGTATCGGGAGTCGGCGCTCACCCTCGCCGATCAGGCAGCGAGCCTGACGGGCGTCTCTGTCGGCGGCACCGGGACGACGCGGCGTGTCATCGAGCGGACAGATGACTACGGCAATTCATGGGCGGTCTGCGGGACGATCTTCGACAACACGACGACGATCTTCACGGACGACACGGCAACGCTTGACCCGACGAAGGTGCTCCCGACGGTCAACCAGACCAGCGGCAATCTCGGCTTCCTCTTCGTCGATGTGGACTCGTTCGACATCGACCCGGACTTCTCCGTTCTGGAAACGGCGGGTCTCCGCGGTTCCGCGGGCCGTCCTCGCGGAATCCCGGGGCCGATCAAGATCACCGGCTCGCCGAAGGGCGACCTCAAGCCAGCGTACCTCGCGCCGATCCTGGCGGCGGGACTCGGAAAGCCGGTTGTTACGCCGACCGCCGGCTCTCCGGTCGTGCGCTCTGTATGGGCGGCGAGTGTCGCGCGGCGCTCCCCGCGGACCCTGAGCGTCTTCACCTACGACGGCGCTTCGGGCATCCCGCCGACGCTTCTGTTCGGTGTCGCGTGCGACGAACTCAGCGTCAGCTTCTCAGGCGGGAAGATCACGGACAACACGATGAAGATGACCGGGGCAAACTACGGGACGGCATCGCCCGCCGTGAAGATCGGCGGCGCCGGGACATGGCCCGGGACGTTCGTCGCGTTCGGCTCGCGGTACGACGCCCTCGCCGCAACCGACGACGTTTACATCAAGATCACGCTCGCGATTTCCGGGCCAGGCGGAACGCTGAAATTCAAGTCGAAGGTCGGCGCGCTGACGACCTATGACGGCCCCGATTACACGCTCTACACGGATGCCGACACGAGACAGACGCGCGGCGGCACTCAGTTCAACGACTCCATCGAACTCGCGGATGAGGACGGGATCAACCTCGGCGCCGATGTCGGCTCGAATCGCCAGCCGTTCACGATTGTCGCTACTGAGGTGATCACCGGGGACCTCAACGTCGGCGACGAGTATCAGTTCGCCCGCGCGGTCCTGATCCCTGGCGCTTTTTCCGGAGCGTCGCCGGAACCGTACTCGGGCGCTCCGGCCCTCTACGTCGACGGGCCCCGCTTCACCGATGCGCATGTCACGCTCCGGAAGGGAGGCTCGGTCATCGACGCGACCGCAGGCAGCTTCAAACTCACGACGCCGAAGAAGGAAGTGAACTCGCTCGGTGCCGGCGCACGTAACTTGCAGGACCTCGTCAACGACGGGTATTTCGGCCTCGAACTCACGATCACCCGATACCTGAACTCGTCCGAGTGGCGCGACATGATGAAGACGGACGATCGCGCCGTCGTGCGGATCGAACTCATCGGCGAGCGCATCCCGATCAACCCAGGTGTCCTCTCGACTGATCGGGAGTCTCTGGTCATCGACATCCCGCAGTTCGCCGTCAAGAGCGCGAAGGCGCCGAAGGCGAATCAGAGCACGGTCGTTGAGACGATCACCGGAGAAGCGGAGCAGCCGGACAATAGCGCCAACGATCTTTTCACCGTTACGCTTCTCGCGCGGCAAGGGTGGCGGTTCCCGGCGTAACACGTCATGGCCGACGACTCTCTCTCTATCAAGTTCTCCCTGGACCCCAGCGAGGCGGTCGCTGGGGCTCAGGCTTTCGAGAAGGAACTGAACGACGTCGTCGCGGCGGCGCAGAAGCTCGGCACGGTCGGGGACTCACCTCGCGCACTGATCCAATCCTCCGCCCAAGCGACGCTCGCGGTTGAGGAGCTACGAAAGAAACTAGCCGCTACTGGCCAGCCGATCTCGCCCGCGCTCGCGGCGTCGCTCAAGTCGCTCGAGGATCGCGCGGCTGGCGCTGCGAAACGTGCCGGGGACCTAAAGGAAGCTCTTGACAACACGCGGAAAGCCGGTGCGGCCGCGTCTCAGGGCGCCGAGGCGATGCGCGGCGCATTCGGATCCGTAGACGGCGTCCTCCAGCAACTCAAGGCGAGCGGGTCGGCGGCGGGGGCATCGTTCGCCGACATGGGGCTCAAGGCCGCCGGCGTCTTCGCGGCCTTCCAGTTCGGCTATGACGTCGGGAAGAAACTCGACGCGCAGATGAAGGAACTAGGCGTCGATCTCTCGCGCCTTCCGGAAGCGCTCGCGAAGGTCGGCGATTGGTTCAATCGGACGGGCGGTGCGGTAGAGGGTGCTACTGGCGCGTTCGACGAATTCGGGGAGGCGGTCAAGAAAACCGGCGGCCTCCTGGAACCGCTGACCGGCAACGTGAACGCCGTCATCAAAGCGCACCAGGCGGCGGCGCGTGTCGTACAGGAGATGGCAGGAGAGCTAAAGAAGCTCGGCGTCGAATGGAAGTCGGCCAGCGGCGAGGCAGAGAAGCTTGCGAAGACTACGGCATTGCTGACGACGGCGCTGGCCGAATCCGAGAAGAAGGGCGAGGACGCCGCGGCGACCGCAGCCGCGAACGCCGGCGCGTTGCTGAAAGTAAGGGACGAGTACGAAAAACAGGGGATCGCGCTCTCGACGCTAGACCCAAAACTCCAGAAGGCGATCACTCTTGCGGAGCAAATGAAGGCCGTCCAGGAGGCGAACGCCGCAGCGGCGAAGGCACTTCGCGAGTCTTACGGGGAACTCGGGACCGGCATCGAAGAGGTGACGACGAAAACTGAATCTCTCGCGGACGCGCAACTCCGCGAGGCGGAGGCGATGGACGCGCTGAATGAGTCAATGATCCGGCTCGAAGAGCGACAGGTCCGGCAGCGTGAGGAGGCGCATGCGACGGAAGAGGTCTACGCGCACATGGAGATCATCCAAACAGGATTGATGCGGGCAACGGATGCGCAGACCGAAAGCCTCGAACGGCAGATTGACACCTTCCGTCGCCTCCACGAAGAGTTGGGCTCAGGCGCCGACAGGCTTGAAGACTACGCCGCCACGATGAAGGCAGCTTTTGAGTCCGGCGCGATGAGCCTGATCGCGTTCGATACGCAAATGCAGATGACGATCAACCAGCTCGACATCCTGATTGCGCGGAACGCCGGGAACGCTTTTGCGAAGGACATGGAGAAGATGGTCGCCGCGCTCCGCGAACTGAAGCGCGCCGTCGATTGGGGCGAGATCAAGCCAGCGGAGCGGCTCAGGCTCTAATGGCAGAGGCACCTAGCGGGTCCATCTTCGACGCGATCCTCTCGAAGCGAGACGGGATCATTGAGACGACGACCTCGGCAGCGGCCGAGGCGATCGTGGCGCTGAAGGATCTCGTCGCTGCCATCGCCGCGTTCAAGGAACGGACCAATGCTCCGGCGCGCTGACATACCACGGCAGCGGATGACGACGGCGCGTTGCCCGTGCTGTCTCGCGATCGTTCAGTACCCTGTCGTCGCCGAGCCGCCGCTTTGTCGTCGGCCTGGATGCCAGACGCGCGTCGTCCCGATCGCACCGCGCCCGTCAAGGAGTCCGTGTTGCTTCGGCTCGCGGCGCTGAGTCTCGCGACTGGCGCGGTCGCCCTTTTCGTTTCGCGCTCGGCCGTGATGGAGCCGCTCCGGAGGCGGTTACCGCGGCACCTACGTGACGGCGCTGAGTGTTCGTTCTGCGTCGGCTTCTGGTTTGCCGGGATCTTCTCGCTCGTTTTTGGCCCGGCCCCGGGGTTGCCGCCTCTGCTCTCGTTCCTCTCGACGTGGGGTGGGGCGGCTGTCGTGGCGGGACTGGCGGACCCGCCTGCGCCATCCGGGGGCGGGCCGTTCTTTTCCTGATGGCCGGCAACTTCGACCGCTGCCTGAACGTCGTGCTCCGGCTGGAGGGCGGCGCCTCGAACCATCCAGCGGACCACGGCGGGGCGACGAACCACGGGGTGACGCAGCGAATCTACGACCACTACCGGGAGATGCTCGAGCTGCCGCCGCTCCCAGTCACAGCGATCACGATGACCGAAGTGGAGGCGCTCTACCAGCGGCTCTACTGGAAGCCGTCGTCCGCCGAGCATCTTGACTGGCCGCTGGATCTCCTGATGTTCGATGCGTTCGTGCAGCACCAGCCTGCCGTCGCCCGCCAGATGCTACAAGCGGCGATGGCGTGGGACGGGCCGGTCGCGGACGAGGCCCGGGCGTTCCTGTCCGTTCGGCTGTTCCAGTACCAGCGGATCGCCGCCGTAAACCCTACGCAGGCCGTGTTCCTGCCCGGCTGGACGAACCGGATCGAGCGGCTGAAGCGTGAGGCAGGGGTATGATGGTCGGGCTTTGTGGGGCAGCCTGGAGCGAAATTCTGGCAGCATCCCGGAATCACGACTCGGAAAGCCGCGCCACTTCGGCGCCGCGCTTTCCTGGTGAGATAGCTGACCGTCGGCAAGCATTGACACCGAGAGTCGTGCTAACTCTTTCCCGC